GGCTTATATGATGTTCGGTTCGCTAAGATTGTCATCTTGCCCGCTTCCTGCCTTCTCCGTACGATCTGCGCTCCGACCCTGCGATCTCGCTTCAATCTCATCTAGAATAACGTCAATTTCTTGCCATCCAAATTTTTCACGGTGCAGCATATAATCCAAAACACATTCGAGTCGCCTATCGCTAAGCTGCGCCAATGGCTTGCCGCCCCATAGCCACGCATGGGACATCACATCATTTGCAAGTTTAAAACGATGTATTTCGAGCTTCATCTCACCCGCTTCTCGTAAGTCCTAGTCAACTGAAAGCCATCCTCAAGCGTTGCCAACTCCTTGCGCAGCACTTCGCGCCGGTCAACAATAATGTGCTGCTCTAGTCGGTTGATCCGTTCGTCCTGCGATTGAATGCGGTGAATGAGTGCGTAGAAGTCGGTTACGTTGATCGTAATTGTAGCACAGTTTTTGTCGGGATTCAAGACTGTATTTACAGCGTTACTCAACTCCATCGCTCCTTCACTAAGTACCAACCGATCCGATCTCCCGGATCTGGTTTATTCGCCAACTCCCACACCGCAAGCGTGTAAATAAGTCGTGACGTAAACCATTGCAGCTTCTTACTGGTTCGCCACTTAGCGACATAGAACCATGCAAGCGGATGATCAACTTTGACAATGGTGTAACTGTCGCCAACAAAGTCGTAGGACTCTGGCACCACCTGTGCTATGTATGGTCCGATCTCGTATAGGTCGCCGGATGACGGGAAGTCATCTAGAAACGATCTGCTGATTCTCGCTTGTGGCTCAGACCATTCAACATCGATCACAGGATTACTGTGATCGCCGACAGCGTCACAGCGAACGCTAGTTCGGATATAGGATCGCATGTAGTCGGTGATCATCTATTCATCACCCCATTAATCGCTTGCTTACGAACTGCTTTTAACTTGCTTACAAGCATTGATCTACTCGTGTAAAAGTGATATAATTAACCTTGCTGATGGTACATGATTGTTTGTCAACAGGCGCAAGCCATGTTATAGTTTGCCATGCCTTCTATCTGCAATCGTGTGCCATCAGCAAGCGCATCGTTGACCAGATAGGAGGTTTTTTTATGGCAGTAACAAAGACTTGCGAACGTTGCGGTAAAGATTTCAGTGTTTCGCCATCTCGAAAAAATGCATTGTACTGCTCTCAAAGTTGCTACTGGCAAAGCATGAAAGGGAAAATACCGAATCATCCTAATTGTCACCCTAATCAAAAAACCACGCACGAGTGCAAGTACTGCAAGTCTGAATTCACCCTGCCACCAAACAAGGTGAAGCGTAGTAATCGCCTGTTTTGCTCGTTTGAGTGCATGGGACTTGCCAACAGGCAAGAGCCAGGAAAACCGTACACAAAAGACGACTTAGAATGCATGTACATTCGTGAACGAATGTCATTCCAGCAAATAGCTGACATTCTAGATAGCTCGGAATGGGTGATAAAAAGAATTCTAAAAGCAAATGGAATCACCTTTCGCAACAGGCAAGAATGGGGCGAAGCTGCATGGAAACATGCTGACGAAAATCGAATTGATTGCGCAAAGAAATCCGGCGAAAGACTTGGGATGTACAGCAAAAATAAGTCTCCTGAAGAACGAGTAAAAACGGCGGTGATCGGTGCTGCCGCCTTGCGGAACAGGAAAGGTCCAACCAGCATAGAACTCAAAATGATGTATGCACTAGATAGAGAATCCATTAACTATATCTTCCAATTCCCCGTTGGCGGCAAATTCCTGTGCGACTTCAAGCTGTCGGATCACGGCATCATTATTGAGTGCGATGGTATCTACTGGCACAGCAAACCATCTGCAAAAAATAGGGACAAAAGCAAAAACGCATATTTGCACAAATGTGGCTATACGGTATTGCGATTCACTGATAAACAAATTGACGGCGACATTGATGCGTGCGTCAAGGCAATCAGAGATCACATAGCTAGCGGTTCATGACTCCATCGATCGATTGACCAAAGTCATCGACGATTGCGTCTATATGCATTTCTAGGGCACCCTGATCGTGAACCCAACGAGATTGGTGAATTCTTGCCTGTCGTTCACTGTCACCCACATACGGACCATAGCTACGCCCCCGCTTATCCCTGACAGCGTTGCCTAACGTGCCGGTAATGCCGTCGTCATCCTCAGTGATTGCCTGGGTAAATTCGCGCCCATAGTTGCCGGTTCTTTTGTACCGACTTCCACTTGGCGGCGCAGGATAGGTCGCCATCGTATTCTGCAACCGTGCTAAGCCACGCACCATCGGTGGGCGCAGCACGTCACGCTGATCGGCGGCGTCAAGGGCGTTGAATAGGTCGTTGGTGTCGATGGTGGCAGATATCATCAGTAAATAGTTCCTGCTGCATATTCCGGCGGTTCTTGGCGAATAATGCGCCCCCCGTAGAGTGCTATCGCTTCCTGTGCAATGGTCAGCGCCGGAAATGGATCGTAGCCTGCGCCAACCCTGATTGCTAGATCTTGGCGTAAGATAGCCAGCAGATCAGCGTCGCCACTTGTCCAGGCGAGTCCCTCTGCAATCGCCCGCATTCCACCGATCTCAACTTCGACCATTAGCGACCTCGTACAAGATTATAGATAAAGTCAAACATGTCTGGATCTGCTTGTGCAAATCTGACCGGGTCTTCGTACATGTATTGTAGCCCCATCGTTATAATTTCCGTGCCTTTTGATGACACGTTTTTGCCGATGTATGGCGTGATAAATCGATCTGGCTTTGCTTCCTCATCATCACGATAGGATTGATTGCCGGTTAATTCACGTAGTGATTGCCACTGTTCGCCCTGTGTCCGTCTCTCGAAAAATGCCTTGGTTTTTTCGGTAATACCTGGCACTCGGTATTCGATGCCGTGGGCTAATTCGTGAATCACCACAGACACGCCATCTGTCGGACTAATGCGAATTTCGTTAAAATAATCGTCATAATTGGCGCGCCAACCGGGCTTCATCATGACATAGTTTATCGTATCGCCATCGAACACAGATCGACTTACCAGCTTGTTAAATTCCGCCAACCCCTCTATTGCCCGTTGTCGCGCTTCCGGCGTAACCGTCTCTACCCGATCCGAAATGTTGATCTTGTTGCTTGCCGGGTCCGCCACGTACACAGCCTGTCGCCCTGCCGCCGAGCGTTCAGCATATGCCGGCGCAATATCTGAGACGTAGGTATCGCGCAGTTTGCGAATGTCCTTGATACTCTTGTTTATCTGTCGCGATTCCTTGGCTAACTCCCTCTGTCGCTCTGGCGTGGCGGTGGCAGACTCCACTAAGATCGCATCCTGTCGCCGTGTCAATGCGGCCAAGTCAGCCGACGAACGTTCGTAGCGGGTGCGTGTCTCTTCTGCAATTCTAATCCGGTCGGCAAAACGCTGTCCGATTAGCTGCAACTGATTACGTGCATCGGTAGCACCTGGCTCAATTGATAGTGATTCCTGATTCGCAGGCACAGGTGTGGCGGACGCTGGCGTGGTGGCTGGTGCAACTGAATCAATATATGGCGACAAAAAGCAACGGCACCTCACATGCGCAGGTGGAAATAGCCCACTTCCAAAGCTACCGCGCACATCAGCAATCTGACCTTGCATCCCTGCGCATACGGGGCACCTACGCTCGTCCCCTGCCGTCTGCCATTGCATTTGCTCAATAATACCACCACGTTGCCACGCTACTCGGTTGCCCTCTGCGTAGGCTCTTGTGATCTCTGTTGACACTACCATCTCGGCTCGGCTACGACTGAACAAACTCCGTTCTAGATCTATCACCAATTGCCGGTAGGTCAAGTCGTTGCGCACCCACTCGCCAACCAGCGTCCGCAGACCACGTTCACTGGTGCCGGCCATCGCGGTTGCCAACGTGTCGGCGTAGCCTTGCCCAAAGCCGCTATCACCCAGCCCGCCACCTGTCACCCATTGCAGCACATCGCCATTGATCAGATCCCAGTCAACACCCGTGATTGTCGGTGCTGCCTTGCGTACACCCACACCCATGACGGCATCATTCTGCGCTTTGCCAACGTCCGCGCCTAGCATCGCCCCATCGGTCAACATGGCCACCAAGGCATCACGCAGCACGCCCTGATTGTCCCTATACCGCTGCACGGCAATGTCAGGCGTAATGTTGCGCACGGTCGTGTCAGGTGGCGCTACAGCTTGCATAAGCTTACGTAGCGCCGTGTAAATCAACCGGCTGTGCTTGTCTTCTAGCTGGCGACGTTCGTTATCGGCACCGTCGGCATAGGGCAGGTCAAGGGTAGCTTTGACGAAAAAAGGCATCGCTGCCGACGGCATCCTCCACCATCTCTTCGACTAGCGCCACCTTTTCGGCATCGGTCAAAATGGCGCTGTTAAACTGCGACGGGTCCGCTGACTTGCGCTTCTTCCACCAACGTTTGAACACGGCAACTTCTACCGCTTTGGCATTGTCAGCCGGCGACGATTCCACGCTGGGCGCATCTTCGTCCGGTGCCACTGGCTGTGCCGCTTGTGCTACTACGGCTACGGGCTGCGCCTGTGGTTGCACTTCAGGTTGCGCCGGTGGTTCGGGATCGTCAAGGTCTTCTGGTTCAATGCCTTCGGGTAAATCAATGCCTAGCATCTTCACGGCGACAGATCGCTTGACGCCAGCAGTGACGTAACGCAGGAAGGCTTCAGACCGCTTGTTTTCATCGTCCTGAAATACGTCCATCTCGTCAGGTCGAAACTCAAAATGTAAACCTAGCGGGGCGAAAAGCTGCCGGTTCAATTGCCGTTGCAGGATCTTCGACTCTGGCACAATCGTCAATTCGTAAAACGCTTTGTGGTCAATGTCGGCAGTGGCGAAACTTGACGCATTACTGATAACGAGCGAATGAGGCACGCCCATTGCGGTAGCGATATCCTCGCGCTTCTCCTTGGCCAGTTCCGAATTGCCAAGCTCGGCGATGCCGTCACCGATAATGACAGGCTTCACGCCGGCACTAACTACCTCGACATTTAGCGCCTTGCCAATGCCACCCAATACCCGCTTCCACCAATTCTTTAATCGCTCACGCTCTTCAGGTAACGGGTTGCCTTCGACGGTCAGTAGCGTCGCCTTGATCGCACCACGCTCGAAGAAGAGCTTGGCGAATAGGTCTGCGTTGTAAAGCACACCACTCGCTGCCATCGCCGCCTGTGCCGGTGGCGTGCGTGGCTTCGTTTCGTGCTGCCCAGGTAGACGCAGATAGACCACCCGGTCAAGCGGTAGCTTGCCGGTACTACGTGATAGCCGACGTTCAAACCCAATCAGCCCGTCGTTTTCGTCCCACTCTGGCGTGATTGACCACGGTGCTAGCCACTTCAGTTCACGCACTCGGACACGGTTCATTAGCTTTAGCATGAAAGCTTCAGCACGCAGGCACCATGCCGATTCGATTTGCCAAAGCAGATCAGGCAGATGTTCGGCGAATAGCAGATCGTTCGGTACATCGTCGCTATTGTGGCTCCATAGTTCGGTGCCGTTGCGCAGGATGTACCAAGGCAGTGACGAAATCGCATTGGCGCGCATTTCGACACAGCGATACAGAAACGCCACATTGCTATATAGCGAATCAATACCGGCATCATCAGTGTCGCCACTATGGATGATCCATGCCTCTGCCGGTAGATTGTCCACAAGGGCCGCTTTGGTGCCGTCGATTAGTGCGAGTCGTTGCATGTTGCTGCCTAGTTGCTAGATGAAAATTGAGCCAAAGCCCGTTGCCAATTTGTTGAATGAACCTGAACTGCCATCAACTTGATCATCGTACTTGCCATTGGGGAAGCTTGTCAGCTCATCAAGGTATGCTTTGTTCCACTCCCCGCTGACAAGCTTCACATTTCCCGCTTCAGCTTGTGCTGCAAACGGATCGGCACGCACTACCTTATCACCGGTTGATGTCTCACATCGTGCCCCATGTGCCGCGAGTAGCTTCACAAAGTCAGCAGCCGAATCTTTGCCGCTGCTGCCCGGTTCTTGCTCTCGCCAGTTCTGCACTGTGCCACCATACTTTTGCCGGTCAAGTTCTGCCGTCTGAAGGATGATCCGGTTTCGTTCATTCGACGACCATTGCCCACGCACCACATCTTCTACATAATACACGCCGCCCAGATGGGCCATCAGTACGCCAGCCGTGTAATCGCCACCATCGGCTGTGGCGGCGAAATCCCACCAACGAACACGATGCGCTTGCATCGGTGCCGCCTTGACGATCTCGAACCAACTGCGCTTCAAAAAGTTACCTTCTCTCGGCTTTGGTGTTTGCCGGTATAATGCGTTCCAGTAGTACGGACGAACACGCTTTTCGATCTTGCGTAGCTTAGGAATCGCATAGCGTTCGGGACAAAGTGCATCGCCTAACTCGCGATCATCTGGTTCAACCGTGCAAGTTGGCGGAAACTCAACTTGCACATCTTCCTTGATCGCCGGCATTGAAACAATGTGCCAGTTCTCTGCCATCTCGCCATCTTCGTCTAATTCCTCAGATAGCAACCAGCCACTTAGGTCATCCTCGTTCCATCTGGTCTGGACTACCACTATGGCGGCGTTGGGTTCCTCACGTGTTGAAAAGGTTGACTGATACCAATCTTTTTGCTTTTGGCGTATTGTCTCGCTTGCCGCTTCCTCTGCATTTTTTAGAGGGTCATCAATTAGTCCAAGATGAAAACCTTTGCCCGTGATTGGTCCGCCAACGCCAGCAGCCCATAGCCCCCCGCCATTCATCGTTTCCCAGTGATGTACGCCCGCCGCTGCTGGATTGAGTACGCACCCGGCTGCGACGTAGTTCTCTCTGGCATTCCGACTTAGAGTTGTTGCCAGTGCGTCAGCGTAAGAATTAATGCCCACCCAGCGATCAGGGTGCCGGTACAGATAGTACGCAGAAAACAACCGACTTGCCGTTTCACTTTTTGAGTGGCGAGGCGGCATAAATATCATTAGCCGCTTCAACTCATCGTCTGCCACCCGCTGCAACACCGCTATTAGCCGCTCAGTGTGTCGATAGAATACGTACTTCTTGTTGACGATCCCTATAAATTCTCGAAAAGATAGCGGCTTATCAGTAACCGGATTGTTGACGTTGCGCCGCCGCAGTTCTAGTTCGGCTTTAGCTCTTAGTGACGGCGAGATAATCATCAAGAATCGCTTCCGCCTCACTCTTGCCACTAGCAATACGCTGTAGCTGTTCAGTGGTCAACTTACTATAATCCAAATTGAGAATAGTATGATCAACCTTCTGCCGTCTGCCACCCGTCTCCGCTGCCAAGTCTGCAAGCGTAGATCGGTATTCACTAATCAGCGCAGCGTTAAATTTAACAATGTCAACACGTGTGGCGTTTTCGCCGCTACCAATCTGCTTTACGTCAGGCAACCACACCTTGTGCTGTTCAAAGCCAACCGGCACGACACGTGGCGCATTGCCTGCCAAAGTAGCGCCGATCAACTCTTCAGTAGTCATCGCTTCAGGTTCGGGCGCTTCGTCGTAAATTTGTTTTTCCAAGAATCGGGCAAGTAGTTTGAGCTTTGTTACCCGCTCGTAGTCAAGCGCCAAGCCTTGCTCAATAACCTGTTTGCGCTTTTCGTTCTTGGCTTGCTCTAATTCCGAATCATAGAGGAATGCACGCAATTGCCAATCGAAAGTTGTTGACCATTCTTTTAGTGTGGCAATGCTATCGGTAGCTGGTTGGCTTTGGTTGGTTTTGGTATGCTTTTTCGCAACTTTTGACAGTGATCGCGCCGGCCCCAAGCGCAAATAGGCATTGCACGCCTGCACTGCCCGATCTGTCTCGTTGTCCTTACGTTCGCCTGCTAATAGTTCAGGACGCTTTGCCATCTCTATCAATCACCCGCCTACGATTACTTGCCAACCCCGCCCAACACGCCCCCACCAACACGCCCCACGATAATCCGATCAGCAGCCAGTGCCACCACATTACTTGCTACCATCCTCGCCGAAGACGAACGTTTCAGTGACTTCCTCGCCGCCAAGTCGATCAATAAGGTGCTGCCATGCAGTCGGGTCCATCTGGGCAATTGATGCCTGTACCCGGTCACGCATTCGTCGTAGTTGTGCAGCCTTTATCGTCTTGCGTTCAAGCTTGAACTTGTTCACCTAGCACCTACCCTTGCCTTTTGCTTTAGCCATTACCTGCCTCCACTACATTGTCGTTAATCAACGTCACTGTTAGCGGATCTTGCGGCGGTTCGTCAGTGCCGAAAGTCATCGTGTGCGTGTAAGTGCCGTCGCCATTGTCCACGGTCGTTACTTTGGCGCTGCGTTTCAGTTCGGCAAGCAACAATTCGTATTCAGCCTTGATGCCTGGTGCGATGGCATCAGCTTGATCTAGCCAATCGTATGCCATTATCGCCGTTCCTTGCTTGTGTCCACCGTGGCGCGCCGAATGTCTTCAGTCAGCGCACACACCCGCTTACGGTCGCCTTTTACCTTCGCCGCCCGTAGTGCATCCCATAGCGGCTGCGTGGATGGCATCGGGCGGATTGCGCCGTGACGTTTCCACTGATCCATCACTTCGTTTCCACGTGGTAACGAATGACGTAGCCGACTTGCACCGCACCTGACAGGTTTAGGTAAATAGGATCGTTGAACCCGCAATATATTGGATTCTCCAAAATCTCTAGCTTCCCCGTACCCTTACTGCCACAGTAGACACGATCAATCGTCGTGCTACCCGATTTGAGTAGCGCCGTCACCGCGGTGTCTTCTTCCGATTGAACCTGAATCGAACGAATGATGACACGTGATGTCGCCCCCGGCGCGACAATAATGGCGGTGCCGTCACCACTGGTGTTACGTGTGCTTGTTGCTGTGTTAAGTGCCCGCATGATTGCCTTGTCTCCTAAATCAAATTATTGCGCCGGTACCACCGCCGATTATGTGACTGCGACAAACTCTTCGATACTAAAATACGCCTGCTCTCGTGCAACTAGACCGGTGCCTAGCGAACTGTCATAGATGGCTGAAATGGTCAACACGCGCCGCCTGCCATTGTTGCCAACGGCAAGGTCGTCACCGGTCAGTAGAAACGACACGGTTGACGCCGGCGTCACACTGACTGCCGACCGACTGTTGATAATATTGCTGGCACGGTCCGTCAGCGTCCACGCGATAGCAGACGGCGTTACGCTTGCACCTGATTCATCGGTGAAGCCACTAACCGTAACCTTGGCGGTCGCTTCCTCTGCCGGCATAGTTGTTATCGTGGTCGCCATTATTCGCAGTCCTCAATCACAGTGGTAAAAGTCGGTTTGCGCATGGCAGTGGTAAAGGTCGGCTTGGTCAGATTGACAGTGCCTATACACAGCTTACCGATGACACTATAAAATGGATAATAGCCGAACGTCATAATGGTGCGACTGCGCACCGGTTGCCAACCATGCGATAAAATGCGCTTCGTTCGTTGAATCATGATACCGCCCGCGTGGTACTGGTTAGCGTGTGCGTTACCTGTACAGTGCCGTCTGGCGAATCGTAGGTAATGCTGGTTGGCTCGGTGGCGCTATTGGCTGCGGCATCACCCACTTGTACGGCCCACATGTCAAGGATCGCCTGCTTGACGGTCTTGCCAGATTCGAGTACTTCGCCCATGACGGCGGCGACAATCTCGGCAAGTGCGTCTGCCGAAAGCGCATCGGCATCAATGGCATTCGTGCCAATCTTGGCAGCAGTGATGGCGTTGTCTGCCAAAGTAACGCCAGCGGTGACGCTTGCCACGCTGCCAACCACATTACCGCCAACGTTGCCCGTAACACTACCCACGGCCCCCACGACGGACCCAACCGACCCCGTAACATTACCACCAACGTTGCCTGTGACAGACGCAGCAATCGGTGTTGCCGCCGTTGCCGCCATCGTGACGCTTGCCTTCATGGTGGCGGTTAGGTCGCCATTGGTCGGCGCGTTGGTCAAATTCGTGACGGTCGTAATCGTGCCAGCGGTGATGTTCGTGGTTGACGCTGGCGACGCCGGTAGATTGTCCGTTTTCGCCTTAATAGCGGTGACGTTACCGTCTACCGTTGTCAATGCTGCTGACGTTGCAAAGCCGGTAGCCGTAATCCACGCAGCATCACCCCGATCCCGCAACGCTTCCACGCTGTCAGTCTGATTGCTAAATGTGCCGCCGGCGGTATTGATGGCTGTCAACTCAGTAGCGTTTGTGGTAGCAATGCCGGCGTCCTTGCGTGCCAGCAATTGCACATAGGCGGTCAGCTTGTTCGTCAGCGTGGTAAAGCTGGTGGCGATGTCCGATGCGTCAGCGGGATCGGTGGGCAAATTGTCAGTTCTGGCTTTGATGGCAGCGATCTCCGTGTCCAAGAAATCGTCAATCGTGGTCAGGGCGCTCGTGATGGTCGTCACGTCGTTTGATGTGGCTGTGCCATACGCCCGTACGCGCTTCTCAAAATAGCCGCCAGTCCACCCGCCGCCACCGCTATTATCAGCCACACGGAACAGGATAAAGCCCCCGCTTGCCGCGGTCGTCTCCGCTGCGCTCAGCGTGATCAGGATGGATGCATAGCCGGCAGGCGATACAGCGGGCAGGTTGTCGAGTGTCTCCCATGCGCCGGTCCCGTTGATCGATATCGCAAAATCGAGCAACTCAATGGTCGGGTTTTCTTTGGCATTAGGCATTGACGCGGAGTCAAAAACCGCAATCGGGAACGTATAGGTACTGCCGGCTATGCATTCAGACATTTAGATTATTCCTCTGGAAACGCCGTCCACGCCAGCCCCGCGGCTTGCAGCGTCTTCTCACTGTCCCCCGGCCAGGTAAGCCACGTTTCGCCAATGTTCTCTGTACTCACGTTGCTGTTGAGTAATTCGCCATTCAGCGCGCTGCATGTCCAGAATTGCGGCATGGCAGACAAGCCGTAGCTTCCCCATTGCGGCAAGATAGCAATGTAGTCGTCAAGGTCAGACTGGCGCGCACTGCCGTTCACGATGATGTGGGTAGGCGGATAGACGCCATCAACGCTTAGCTGCGGGTCGGCAAATTCCCCTTCATGGTCAGGCCCTAACGCTGCGGCCATTGCATTCGCCGCGGCCTGGTCGGTTGCTGGCACGATTACATGTAGCCGGTAAATCCATTGTGTTGCCATTAGTACACCATCCATTTCGAGTTTAAATACAACGTTAGATTGGTTGTTTCTGTATCGATCAGGCTGCGATTGTAAACAAGTACCTCGCACACTGAACCGGATAACAGCGATGATGTCGAATTGCTGTTTAACCGCCCCAGCGACACAATCCCCGCTACGGCAGACAGTGCGTGTGTGGTTGACGATTTCTCCGTGTTGACAATCGCCCATAGATTAGTTGTGTCTGACTCCGCGCCAAAAATCGCGGTTGTGTTCGCGCCGACCGTGGCAGTGCTAGTTTTACCCGACACTGGATTACCGATGTCAGCGCGGATTTGATTTGCCGTGTTGGCGGTGACTTTTAGACCACCAGTTGTTGAATTGTACGCAGACACTATGCCGCGATTCGTGCCAACTGTGCCACTCGTGCGAAAGACGCCGATGATCGTTAGCGGATAACTATTGATCGTTGCCACGCTATCGAGGTAATCGCTAGCGTCAAACAATGACGCTGGCAAACCATTCTGCACGCCTGCTGTGTAGGTAGGCCGCGTCCCCGCCGCCCCTGTCTGCCGCACGTAGCGCCCGTTGCCCGACTTATCCGCAATGTAGCCAATCGGATCGCCGTTGGTTGTAACCGGCGTTGTCCCGGCGCTATCCTGAAACAGCGTTGACAGCGTGGCAATGTCCCACCAAGCCCACAGGTTAGCGACAGACGTTGGTAGAAACGTTCCCCCACTAGTGCCGAACATCGGCAATAATCCACTACGGCTGCTCAATAACATCAGCGATTCCTATTGTTGAATTTATCCAGACCCGCCACCAGCCCGCGCCATGCTAGAATCACACATAGCACAATGCCGTTGGCGAGGCTGAGTAACGTGGCGATCATTGCGGTTGCCATATTACTGCTGATACCCTTTGATCCGAAAGACTGCCGCTTCAATCAGGTTGCGCACAATCTGATCGGGAAAACTGGGCCAGCGCTTCTTGACTTCTTCCATCACATAGTTGAACTTCTCTTGTCCTTCGGTGCTGTCAAACAACTGTTCAGCCGCCATCACCAAGTCGTGGATGTAACCTTGCTTGTCAGCATCGCTTTTGTCCGCCCACTTCAACCAGTAGTGGACACCGGCAAAGACCAGCACGAACACCCCACCTGCGATTGCTAAAATGTCATTCATCGTTCACCCTCACTTTAAACTTGAACGTAAAACCAACTTCTCCGCCTGCTGATAATCAAGTGCCAGTTTTGCTTCGTCAAACGCCTGTTTCACTGGCATTCCGTCCGCATAATTCTGGTAGAACTGTTGTGCAAACTCTACCGCTGCTTTGTCATCAATCTCACCCTGCACTGCTATCACTGAAGGCACACCTGCCCGCCTGAACGCATCAGCCACACTGCTATCACTAAAGCACGCCAGGATAATTGCCACCCTAACATTGCGCCCCAGCAACACCTTGTGCCACCACCCAGCGGTTAAACCTTCCTTCGTGATGAAGATCGTCTCGGCGTCGCCATGTGCGCCGATTTCAATTATGGTGATATTGCCCTGGTGCAACTCCCGTAGAATCCTCGCCTTGGTCGCATCCTCGCCGAATAATGGACGGTATTCAAAACCTGCATCATAGATGGCGTCACGTTCGCCGATAGTATCAAGATTATCGCCCGACCAAATGCCCAGCACTGTTACCGATCTAGTCTCGGTATTCCCAAGTTGAGCCTGTAAGCCTGCGATAATTACTTGTAGCTGTGCTTCTTTTTTTTCGAGATCATCTATGCGCCGGTAGGCTTCCAGCAGCTCCTTGTTACGATCTGAACGCTCACGGTCAAACTGCGATTGCATCTCTGCCATAGCAGCGCGCAGGTGTTCAACCTCCTGCTGTAGCGCCGCATAGCCGTTATCGTTTCGGCGGCGATATTTGGGAAAGGCGATCCACCACATCCAACCAACGGTTGCGATAGCGATCAACGCAATCAGTAACACGATTTCCAAAACAGTCATTACAAAGAACTTTCATCACAGCTACTTTCGTCAATGTTTCTACGGCTGGCTGTACCCAACTTCTTGCGCACTCGCTCAGCGACTTCAGGATTGCGCACCCACAAACCGCGCCATGCACCTGCCGACCATTCTAGCCCTAGCGCATCATTCACCGCCCTGGCTACCTGCGCCAAGCTTGCGAACAATGGTGCCAACTCAATAGCTTTGGCTAGCGCTTCGTCTCTATCGATTGCCACCGCATCGGGTTCGGTGTTGGCTTCAATGTGCGGTGCTGTCGAACTCTCAGCACCTTGCATGACTAACTCTCTACTAGGTTCCCGTCGTCGGGAATCACGCTAATCGCTATCCCAGCGTGCTACAAGCGCCTTTATTTCGTCCACCTGCTTTTGTAGCGAATTGACAACCATCACGAATTCGGCTTTGGTAACGCTGTCGGTCGGTACAGTTGGCGGATCAACGACCACAGGCGGCAGAATTACAATGCCTGCCGTGCGTTGAAAAATGACCTCGTAGCTAAAGTGCCCCCAAGTGTTACCGGGTGCCTCATCAGGAAAGTTTGTGCGCATTCCCACAACACGATCCGAAGCTACCCCATCGCCTTGAATCCAAACAGACAACACTTGCCCCTTGTTGATCGGCACATTGCCGTGACCTAACTCGCCGTGATCAGGCTTATCTAGCGGCACAGGTGGCGCATGTTCGTCTAGTCGTTGCCCTTCCCAATTCCACCAAATGCGCAATGCGGGATTGCGGTCACGGTCGCCGTTAGGTTGCAGCACCTTGACGAACACATTGTGCTTGCCCTGATTCTGTGCGCCCGTCAAGCGCCGCACGCTTGTTACACGCCATGCCGGCACCGTCTCTGGTGCCGACTGAATCGTTACGCCATAGGCTGCTGCTAGATTAGCCATTACAAGCCCTCATCAATCTGACCATTCGATTTACCCACCCTGCACCGTGGTAGTGCCAGGTGTCCATCGTCGTATAGCTTTCGATCCGTAACGCCATGTATTCCCACACATCACCGCCAGAACTCTTCAGCCATGCCACGGCACGACCTACGCCATGTAGCACTGCTGTATCCAGCACGATCAAGCACAGTGGCCACGGTTGGTTATCAGCGCTGCTTGCGTGCCAATAGTCGGCACGATAGATAAGCTCTGCCTGCTGGCGGGTCAAGTTGCGAACGTCCAATTTAGGGTAAGCACGTTGCGATATTCCGAAATTTGTAGTGCCACCTTTGTCGTTTGGATCTACTGACAAGCCGCCCTCAGACTCGAAAACGAACGCAATGCAGCGCCCGAACAAATCGTCGTCAGCCACGATCAACACCTTGCCTGCTACTGACTCAGCTACCCACTTGCCGCCGTCCAGTTGCCACCACGTCAAGCCGTTATAGGTCGCGGGACCACCCACAACGGTTGCTGCTGCGTTCGGTGCAAGTTGACCAACAATGGCATAGTCAAGACCTGCACCTTTGCGCAGGTTGACGGTGGTTGTGGCGATGACTTGCTTGCCGACGGTGATCATTTACTCATCATCCCAAGGATTTTCGCCAGAGATTTCAATGTACAGTTCACGCAGCGCTTGCTCAATTTCCTGCAATCCACCCCGTAAGCCTTCGACATGAATTTCGGGGCGCACTCGCAGTTGCGTCGCTGCGATACAATTGCTTGCCTTGTCTACCAGTTCGCTAATTCGCTCTAGCTGATCGTCGGTGATACTCATCAGAAATCCTATTTTCGTTGACAATACACGAGAAAAATGCTATAATTACACCTGCCAAACCGTGTAGTTAGTTGCTTTTGTAGTCACAATCTGATATGCTTACTTCTGCCCGTTCTAATGCTGCTGCACGGTTTGGCGACTACGCGACCAGCTTTAGGACGGGCTTTTTATTTCCGTGAAAGGTAGTCGCCAAATGGATAAACGCTGCACCAAATGCAAGACGCTGAGAGATATATCTAACTTCGGCAAGTCGTCTCAAGCGGCGGACGGATACTTCCCTATCTGCAAAGAATGCAAACGTGTGTACGATGCCGAATACCGACAGCGACCAGGCATAAAAGAAAGTCGCCAAAAGAATAATGCCAAACACGCACACAAGTATAGAGACAAGTACAAAGACAAGTACAAAGACAAGTACAAAGACAAGTACCAGTACGATAGGCGTAAATACCAAGGCACCGTCAACGCTGGAATGAAGGAATGGCATAAGCAAAATCCCGGCGCATACGCCGCCCATGATGCCGTTCACTCGGCAATAAAGAATGGCGATCTTAAGCCGATTACTGAGTGCAAATGCCAACAATGTGACAAACCAGCCAAGCACTATCACCATATCTTGGGTTATGCCCCAGAACACAGACTTGATGTTGTTCCACTGTGCGTGACTTGCCACAGAAAAGAACATCGCAAAAAGGTCTAAAAACGCAAAGAGGGCGTGATAACCAACACCGCTTGGTGTCAATCATCACGCCCTCGACAGAAGGTAACGCTATCGTTCGACTTAGTTCAGTCGTATTCGTTTTTTCGGTGGTTGAAAGTCAACAATCGCTGTATTGTGATCTGGTGTAATGTTGATAACAACCGTGCAACCATCTCTTCCGGCAAGGCGGAGTAACGCGGCTAGGTGGTCGTCTAGTTGCGCTGATATGCGCTGTATGATGACCTTTGCCTTTGCCTCCGTTGCCTCTGTCATTCGTTCCTATTATATGCAAAAACCGCGCTACAAGCAACTGCTAGGCGCGGTGTAATGTAATCGTCGGTTGCCTTGACAAGATCCTAGCACACAAGTAAGGTTTTGTCAATGGGGTGCGGCATGTTGGCTAATCTGATTCTGATCAAGCTCGATTGGCTCATACACAATCATCGGATACGGCTCGCCCCGATGCACCTCTTGCTTGTGGCAAGCCTCGCATTCGTACAGCCATCGAATGGCGGATGTGGCGAGTGTGGACGACTGACGGCGCATGGTGCCACCACAGTCACACAGTAGTTCAACCCTGACCGCTTGCACTGGTGTACGTCGTTCGGTTGTCATAGTTCGCCACTCCCTGTCCAAACAATGTCAGTAGACATAACAACCTTGCGCAAGTGTTCAGGTTGAGGAGCGTCAATGCGTGGTTGTTCGGTTAGCAGATAAAAACTTCGTTCCGACGTGTAGAGGGTAAGAACACCATCGTCGCGTGTTTCGTACACAAGCTTGGCGACGGCGTACGCATCACCATTGACATGCTGATAACCTAGTATCTCCGTTGAATGGCACTTGACCACAGCCCCATGATAGCGTCCTGCGATAACGTTGCTCATGCTTTCCTGCTCCGCCTGCCACGCCTTCTCAGTGTCATTCTGTGCAATCACCTCGCCGGTTACGCTATGCTCAACCCAGCAGCGCCAGTCTTTGCAGATGCGCTCATTTAGATAAAACAGTGCATCGCTGCGCAGATATGGGCCACCGCCATCGGTCGCCACATTGCTGTAGTACAGCGGATTGCCAACCACGTATTTCAAGTTCCAAACTTTTTTCGCTGCCATCAATCGCCACTCGCTTTCTGCGCAGCCTGGGCCGCGCCTTGGCTCCACCAGATAGCCGCTTCGATTGACAAGCCGGCAGATCCGATATCATTCCAGTCACGATAAAAATCACTTACACTTTTGCCAAAGACTTTTCTGAGTTTAGATACTTCCATCGCTTTTCCACTACTGGGCAATCCGTTTCGGGTGAATTCAACAAACCAGATTGCTGCCACAAATATATCGCTGTCGCTAAGTCCACTATACGATTGTAGCTTATCCATTCTTTCGGCAAAACTGCCATAGATGCCAAATCTATCAAACAGAACTTCGCAATGCCACTTCACAAATTCAGGGAGTCGAAACCAAACAATGTCCCATGATTGGATCAGAAATTTTGTACCCTGTGTAGGCTTGAAGTGATATCGATTTCCATCAATAGTAAATCCATCAACGTGTGAAAATGCCCGACGATATCCAGTTATTTTTTGATACTCTGCAACCGCTTTAGCCATTTCAATCGTTATGACTTCCGCGTCACCATTGATCGCAGCAGCGATACCGTCAGGGCAATATCCACCTTTCGTCAGGACACCATTCCACATACCTGGCGCGATACCCTCAAAGTATGCTATCCACGCACGTTCTGCCAATTGAGTGCGGTCAATACAGTCATAGTGCTCAAGGATCAGCATTTCAATATCGTCACCAAAAGATTTTGCATGAAAGGTCAATCTCACTGCTGGATTCTCTGTCAGCCCAACGTAGCGGATTGTCGTTTGCCCAACATTGCGCAGAGCGTATATGTAGATTCTGCCTGTGTACTTATGTCTTGTTCCCACTCCCATTTTCAGCACCCTTGCTCCACCAAAATGCTACTTCAATTGTCACCGACCAACCAACGAAGCGACTATCATCTGACCAGTACGCCATCGCTTCTAAAAATTCATCTGGCCCACCGTTCGCCTTACTGAAGGCGACCACGCGATCAACAACGTTCTCCGTTTTCCACTTGCCCAACATGGCCACCGTATGCGGAGCCAACGAAATCATCTGCATTCGCTGCTTACGGTAGACGATCATCTTGTCTTTACGATTCTTCTTTGTTCCCATCCTTGGCATTTGGTATTTTCTCCATTAGGTCTGCCAGCATTGTCCCGATTTGATTTAGTTCGTCTTTGATTTGGTAGAGTGCTAAGCAGATTATGCCTAGCAGCCCTACCCCAACCAAGGCGAGTATTTCGCCTATGCCCATGTTAGTCTGTCCTCTAAACTAACAACCGGCTGCGCTTGTGGTTGTGGTTGTCGCTCAAGTGCCAAGAATGCTTTCGCCGCTTCCTGGTGCTGACAAGAGCCAGGTTTGTGACACGGGCAGCTTGGCGTGGTCTTGTCGCCAACAACCGCCATCAGCAGGTGAGCCTTTGCATTCTTGCCTTGCACCTGTAGGTAAGCGCCGCTCAACCGTCGAACCGTGTAGCCTTTGTGTTGGAATTCCATGATTGCTTATCCTTTCGCCTTTCGTCCGTCCGGCTCAGTTGCCGTCTGTGCCTACAGTATATCATGTTCGTACATAACTTGTCAAGTATCAGTTTTGGTGAATTTGCCACGAATTCGATGATTATTACCGTCTCACCTTACGAACAAGTCGTAAGGTGAGACGGTGAAAAATGGCAGAAAATGGCAAAACTCGTTGAAAACTCGTTGGAAAAGTACTTGACAATCATGTTCGTACATGATATAATAAGTACAGGAAAGCGAACGAACAGAGAAAAGGAAACGGAAAATGCAAACACTAAAAATCAAAATCACAATCGAGAGCGACGAAGAAGTAACGGTAGTAAAGCAGACAGTAGAAATCAGCAGCCCAGCAACGCAAGACGAAGTAGATAGCGAAATCACGAAAGTTTACGAAAAGTACGGCGAAGAGGTAACGGTAAACTGGAACGAATCACAACTGAAGATGGTAGACTAAGAGAAAGGGGAGGGCAACCTCCCCAGCCTAAACCGGCAAATGCGCATATCCCAAGCGGCGCTGAAAAACGGGTGAGGGGGCAAAATTAACAATCAAATAAGGAGACAGAACATGACATACCGACTAATCGCAAACGAGAAATTCATGAAATGGGGCACATGGGCAGAGGTCAGATACTACGCCAAGCACCACTACATGATGACTGCCGAAGAGCTTGCGCAGTTGTTTGAAAAAAGAGAAGTAACCGTCGAGGGTGTTTTACTCGAACTTGTTTAAAACAATCAACCCGCCATTGAGCGGGTTTTTTGTTTGCCCGCATTAAGTCCAATCATTGGAGTTAATGACGTACTCCCACAGTAAAAAACGTGGAATTATGGATTCAAGCAGCGACAGCCGTCAAAGACGGTCTTACATCGCCTAGCCCAAGAGAAGACGCCCCTTCTCTATGAATGTTTAAAGCAGCGTTCACGACCCAAGCGCATGGCGCTACCGCAATTGGGGCAATAGCTCATAGTGCGCCTCGCCAGGTGTATGTGAATGCGAAGCCCAAAGCCCAGGCAGTAGCCAGCATTGTCAGCAAGGCTGACAGGACAATTAGTCGAATCAACATTATCTACCTCCAATTAACGGCAACCAATATACTAGCAGCATTTGCACGTCGTCAGGCGTGGGTGCCGGCATCATGGTTGCGGTGGGTGTGATAGCCGGCGGCAGTGGGTTCGGCATTGGTGGCATATCATCCGCTTGCAGGGCGCTGTAAAGCATGGCAGCGAAGGTGATGGCAATGGCGATTGACATGGCGTAATTGCGCCAGGGTGTGCGTGTGGTCATGGTTGCACCTCGACCTTGTTGGCAATCATCCAAATGATGGCTTCCTTGACGACATCGCCGTGGCAGATCAAAGGCGAACACCAACAGCCCAACATTACAGCCTCGCCACGTTGAACCATGCTGGCGATGCGTGTAAGTTCTGATGTGATAGCAGGCTCATTGCGCTTGACACGTTGCCACAGGTATTGCCGATACCGGTCAATTACGTCTTCACGAATGTCATCGGGCGTCAGCTTGAACGGATTCGCCAATGGCGACTGCCGCCAATTGCCAGATCGCCGACCGATGTAAATCAAGTCAGGCGGTGCCGATTGTGGATTGATGCCACGCACAGAGACGACGGTGATTAGTTCTTCAGGTTTCATGCAGTCACCGCCTGTGGGAATTGCGCCCACACTTGCCCGTCAAGCGCAGGCAGTTCAACTTTCTGCCCATTGACGATTTGCTGCTTGAAGAAGAACGGGACAACGGCGGCTTGGCATTGATCGCGCAAGTCGCGCACCCAATCAAGTGACATCGGTCGGGCACCATGACCGGATTCAGCACCGGCGATCACCCAGTTGACGCCACCTGGCCAGGATGTCACAGCGCCGGTGTAGCCGCCATTTGGGTTACGATAGTTAGCACCCCACAGATCAACCGGCCCCAACAACGGCTCACAGCTCAAGAACTTCACAGCCGCCGGCACCTTTAGCAAATGCGGGATACGCAGATCGGCTTGCTCTTGGTTTTCTACGCTGGTGCCTAACCACACGTTAGGCAGTGGCCATGCTTCGGCGCAGGCGGATTGGTCGTTGACGCTATACCATTGATCGTAGATCAAATCTAACCGTTGCAGGTTGCACATGTACTCCGCCATCCGATCCGCACGCTTGGTTAGTACCTGGAAGATATGCTGTGGGCATGACGCCATCACAGCGAATACCTGATCAATAAAGTCTTCAGGCACAGCCTTGTGAAACAGATCCGACATGCTGTTCACAAAATACATGGTCGGCTTCTTGCGTCGCATCGGCACTTGCAGCACTTCAGGCAAGGTGCGCACAACGCCGTTGAAATGTCCATTGCCGGTCAAGCCCATGTAGTTCTTTTGCCCCATCGCCGCCAACCGCTTGGTCATTGTGAATGCGTAACATTTGTCACACCCAGCGCTGTGCCGTGTGCAACCTACTAACGGATTCCACGTGTGTTCCGTCCAACCTATACTTGTCTTGCTCATATTAAGCCCTTTCAATCAATCAACATTTATGCTACACTTTTCATAGCGACCGTTAGCCCTTCGGTCGCTGCCTGCATCGGGTCACAGCCGGTGCAGGCTTACGGTTTTATTTATACTTACTTCCATAGATCACTATCGGCGCTTCACGGTCGTATTTCACTCGTTTCAAGTTATGATCAGAAACAAACGCATTGAAACAGGTGGCAAGGTAGCGCGCCGTTTGCTGAAGCGGTTCAGGTATTTTCTTTGCATCATATCTGCCATTGGTTCGCAATGGCACAATGCTGACCAAGTGTCCAGATGCTTTGCCGCACGGATCGCCCTCGCCAGAATTTTGCATTAAAGATAATGCCTTCCAAAAACTCAAAACTTTTTCTACCCCGTATTTCTGCGCCGATTCGTCAAATGTCACTAGCCCAACCGCTATAGTCACGGCCCATCGCAACTGGTTTTTTATCGGATTTATCGCTGATGCTGTAGTTGATAGGTAAAGCTTGGCAGCGGGAGCGTAATTGACAATCATTTCTCGACGCTCATCAATATCGACTGAACGTTTCGTGTCGTTGCCAAATCGAGCATAGATAATCGGCATTGCCCCAGATGTTCTGATAATTTGATCTCTGGTTAAGCCTGTTTCATATTCCAATCCAGAAGCAAACAAATAATCCTGAACTGTCGATGGCTTCCCGCCGTTTATCGCTTGGAATGCGCCAACCAATGCTCGCTTGTCAGCGACTTCATCCGTAATCACATAAAATGACTGTGGTAGCCCGCAATTGCATATAGCACTTAATCTATGCCTGCCGTCAATAAGGTGAATCTCGTTGCCGATCCTACGCAGTTGAATAGTTGAGTTTTGTTCAAACTCACCGCCGCGCATGTATTCTGCAAGTTGCCTTACCCATCCTGGTCGCAACGGGCGTTGCACATCCGCCTTATATCGATCCAACCATTTGCGCGCCTGATCCGAATCAATAGTAACTCTCTGAACTTCTGACATTAGCATCCCTTTCGTTGAAAAACACCGTAAGTAATCTGCACAAGCTACCCTTTCTAACTAGCACTCCCCGCCCGCAACGCCCGCACGATTGCCCGCTGGCGCTTGATCTCGAATATCAGATCCGACAACTCTTCATCCACACCATAGCGTGCAACCAACGTGACAGCCACCTCTTCCAACGTTGGCGCTTCGTACGTCATGTCATCGTCGTCAAGGTCTGCAACGATAACCGATCCGTCTGCCGGCAGGTCGTCGTCATCGAATTCGTCGGTCATAGCGCACCTGCTCCTTTCAGAATAGCAAACGTGCCAAATGCACCAGCGGCAAACGATAGCACTGCGATCAGGGCGCACCACACCCTGATCTCCTTTGCCTCGAAAATGTGCATCATCGACACTGGTACATGCACAATAACGTGCCGTATCGGTTGATCGTGCTCAGCTACGTCAAAGCCCGTGTCGGTGCCGTCGTCACCGTCATCGTTGTCAAGCAGGTCGTAAAAATTGCTGTACCGTTGTTCCATGCGCTTCCTTTTCTTCAATAAAATCAGTTGCCGTAAAATCCTCGCTGCTTTCGTACTTGTCAGCCAGTTCAACGTACCCGCCTTCACAGCGCCAGCCACGTTTGCGCAGATAGTTGACAGACTTAGCTAGCTCGTCATTGTCCATGCTGGCTTCGTCAAAGCACCAACTGCCAACCCATATCGAATAACTATGAATGCGTAACCGCAAGTGCCCAATGTGCAAGAAGCGAGGCATACCGCTATTCGTTGACTTGGTAACGCCACACGATAGCGGACGATCACCAACCAGATGCAAACCGTCGCCTGATTCATCGGTGATATTGATGGCGTCTACCTTGCCAGTATGGTTGCCATTGCGATAATCGTTACAAGCCATTGCTAGTCGGTACATTACTTTTAATCCTCTCGATCAGACTTACTATCCGCTTATCGCTGAAATCTATTTCGCCACGTAGTACAGACTCAACCGCATCACAATCATCGCTATCGCCATACTTAGCCAACAATGCATCAATTGTATCTCTCATCGTCTCATGCGTTGACCACTGCATAAATGGCAATCGATCATGCTTCAGATCATCTTGCCAACCATAGTCAAGCGACAGTGGACGCAAATGCGATTGCTCTGCCTTTTGCTTTAGTATGCGCTCACGGTTGCGGCGATAGTAAGCTTGATTGTATACTTTTCTCTTGTCGGCATGACGCACGTTGTACAGTGCATCTCTACGCCGAAAGGTTTCAGGATCAATCTGGCGTTGATGCCTCCGTTCGGCACACAATCGCTCGGCGTTTCGCTGATAATGTCGGCGCTTGTTGATGTTTTGCTGCGCATACCAGCAGGCCCGACAGACGCCACGATACCCGTCAATGCTCTCTTTCCGCGGTAACCAATATTCCGCCGTTAGCGGCTTTGGCTGTTGGCACTTGCTACATTTCTTGTCCATCTAAATCTATTTGGATTCAACCACACCAACGACGATACATCCACGAATCTGCGGATCACTACTTGATTCCACTCTAATAACGCGATCCGCCTCACGCGATGCCTGTTGCGCACTCTCTGCCGCAACAGGCACGAATCGACGGTCGTCATTTGCATTTACTTGACACTCAACAATAAATCGCATAGTCTCTCCTTTATCCCAATGCCTTGATCCGTGCATCCAAAAACTTCCACGCCCATGCCAATCCGATTGCTTCAGCACGCCTGCCCAGTATCGCCGCACGTCTGATCTGTGCGGCAATGGACTGCTGACAATCGACTAGCCAAATTAATTCGTAGATCGTTCGGTCATCATCCATAGCACCCCCAACATCCACAGAAGCCCGACAGCGAAGTAAGTGACGGTGGGGCAATCAACACTACACATCAACAAAAGCTCGTTTTATCTTCGGCATATTCTTTACCGGGCAATCCATGAAGTCGATTGCCATCAATACCACATCGGTCATGTTGCGCGCTCGTGTCTTGCCGTAGATGTTAGCAAGGTGCGTCTGCACGGTGCGCCAAGACAACTTCATTTCAACGGCGATCTCGTGGTAAGTGGTCTTGCCACTCAGGATGGCAGCAGCCACGGCTTGCTCACGACGGGTAAGATCACCGTCACAGAAACGACTACCAGGCGGTCTGCCTCGCTTTTGTGGCATAGTCTTTATCCCCGCCTACGAATCACCGTCACATTGTCACCGGTGACAATCGTTGACTGCACGATGTTGTGCCCGACAGCGACGTTACGAGAACCTGATCCGACATTGACATGAATGCTGTCACGTCCCACAAAATCGCCATTGACAATCACGTTGCCACCAAAGAACGCACCGCCACCAGTGTTGATCGTGCCGGCACCATCCACCGCGACGCTCAACCGTTGCTTGCGCACGAACTCAGTACCGCAGTGCTGGCACTTGATCTGCTCGTTGCCAACATTGCCGATATAGACGAACGTGTCACCATGCTCCACGAACGATTCATCCAACTGCACCGGAGTGATCTTCACCGCGCCCGTGCAATGGGGGCACTGCAACGAAACGAATTCATCACTAAAGTTTGTCATGCCGTCACCTTGCCTTTCGCCATACAATGGGGGCAAGGCTTACCCGTCCAGCCGTCACCACCGCTAACGCTGATCCATTCCTCGCCCGTCCATCCGCATTTGATGCAGCCGATTTCGTCGCCAGGATCGGGCAGGTCGTCGATAATCTTGGCGTTCTGCCACGAATACGAAGCAATGCTAATCATGCCGCCACGTTGAATAATGCCAACGTCATGGTTGCAACTGTCAACCACGGGCTGAGCTAATGCAGGATCGTTGTAATGGCGTTCACAAAACAGAACGTGGCGATCCCGATAGCCTTCAATTAGCGCAATTGCTTCGGAACGGGTGAATAGATTGCACTCTTCGATCTTGCGCAGGCGTTCTAATGTTTGCCAAGTCGTTTCTGTCATGGCTTACCTTACCATTTCTGTAATCTCTGTCAGCCAACCGTTAGGCTAACTATACTTAAACGTCAATTAATCGCCGTTGCGCTATTCGCAAAACCGTGCTAGCTTTAATTGACCACGCCTCGTTCGGCTAGTCCCTCATCGCTGTTCGCTGTGGGTGGCGTGGTCGCGAGTACACAATGGCTCACCGCACGCTGTGTGTAGGCACCCTTTGCCGCCTGCCACGTGCTATGGTGCGAACGAACGCCGATGGTGCGACCGTCACACTCAAACGTGCCGATCAGCGGGATGGACGTGGCAACGGTGGGGCAGGGGTTAGTTTTGTGCATAGGCTGCCTCTAACAAATTGCCCGGAGAGATACCGAATACACGCTCAAAGTCGTCATAACGTTCAATTGACAACCCATGTATCCCCTTCTCAATATTAAATAGTGCAGGAACCGACATGCCCAACGCCGACGCCGCTTCTTCCCTAGACATGCACTTTGATTCCCGCAAATCCCAAATCGCTTGCCCCATCTGCTTGCGCAATTCCATCGCTTTTCTTTTTCGTTCCACTGCTGTTCTACCCATCCACTATCCTCCCTGTCAGTTATTTAATTAAGTATCGCTTAACAAATATTACACCATTAGTAACTGAGAGTCAATAGTCAATTCTCCTTGGTTAATAAATTTAATGTAGGGATATAAAATTCGACCGCCGCAAACATTAAAGTTTTGCGATTTCTTTCTTTTTGGTTAATCTAGGGGCTTGACATTAACTGAAGGGCATGATATTATTAAGCAGTACTTAATAAATCTACTCAAGGTAATCAGCACCGCAGCCGACATTGTATAGACGGCCCCAATCACACAGTAATGCAACTCAGGTACGACAAGGCATACATTGGTCATTCCCGCGACACTGTTCTGCGGCTAATACCAAATAGCGATGCATAGTCAGCGGCACTAATCTACCGAAGCACTGACTTAGTCAGGATAGGGGCAAAGGCG